AATAAAAAGCGGCTCTACCGATTGGTGAGCCGCTTTTATGTTCCCGAAAAACTGTTTTCAAGTTCCCGGAAAATTCAGTAGAAGGTCTGAAAGCCTTGTGTATTCTGGGGTGGCTGATGGGACTCGAACCCACGACGACAGGAATCACAATCCTGATGTTGAATTCAAGAAAATCAAATACTTATCCAAAATTGCGGGAACATACGCGATCTGCAAAGCCGCATACTGCCGTGCTTGTTTTCGGTATGTTCCCGGAAAATCAGCCCTTGATCGGCGTGGCCTTTGACCGTTTTACGGTGCGCCGGTCATAGACCTTTGCCACCATTCTGCCGTCGGCGTGGCCGCTGGCCTCACCGGTGCGCGTGGTCTCATCGTTGGAGTCCAGGCGGTCTGTGATCGAAGTCGGCCGCATGTTGGCCAGCGTGAACCGCTCGAACGTCTTGCCTTCCTCCTTGGCCAGTTCCTCGCAGTAGACCATCAGGCGCGTCCAGATCGTGTTCCAGCCGCTGCGGGTGTATGGCTGCCCTTCGGCATTGCCGAAAAGATAGATGCTCGCGGTGCGCTGTAGCGTCTTGGCCTCATCTATCACGGCGCGCAGCTCTGGCGACCATTCAATCAGCTTGTGCTTTTGGGCCTGCCCAGCCTTGCGTTTGCCCACGGCGATGCGCAGCCCTTCCTGGGACTCGCTCTGCCGCGTCAGCATGCGCATCTCGGTCGGCCGGCTGACGGTCAGGTAGGCGGCCATGACGCACAGCGCGCAGACCAGATAACTGCCACCCCGGCGCCTGGCTTCGGCCATGGCAGACTCCACATGTACCCACTCAACGAACTTGGTGCTGGGCCGCGTCTTGTTGTAGCGGATATCACGGCATGGGTTCACTTCCAGCTGGCCCAGGCGGCGGCCATATTCCAAGATCGCCGACAGCAGGGCGATTTCCTTGTTTGCCTTGGCCGGCGCCCCCTGTGCAGCGCGCGCGGCCAGGTAGCCATAGACATCCTTGGGGCGGATGTCATGGGGCGCCATCAGGCCGAACACCTTCTCCAGGTTCTTCTTCTCACGCTTGTTCTCGATCAGCGTTCCTTCAGCCTTCCGGTCCTCGCTGTCGAGCGGCATCTTGTCCTGCCAGCGGAAATAGGCGGTGATGAGCGCGCCTACGGTGCCGGCCGCGGCCGCATGCCCATTCAGGATTTCGGCCCGGCCGATGGCATCCTTGCGCACGGCGGCCACCTCGGAGGCATTGTTGGCGCGTGCGGTAAGGCTGAATGCCAGCTTGCCGCCGGGCAGCTTATAGAAGTAGCGGACCTTGAACTTCCCTTTGGTCACATACAGGCGGAACGGAAGGCCGTCCGGAGTCTTACGGCGGCCGATCATGCCAGCAGCGCCGCAAAGTTCGGCTCGACGCGTTGCTCGGCCTGCGCCACATCCACAGAAGCGCCAGCCAGGCGCGCGTCGTGATAGGCGCGCGATACCAATGGAAAACCAACGCGGTTGCATTCGTATGGCCAATTATTACGATCCAGCCAGCGGCGCATGCATGCTTTGCTACCTGGCAGACACCCTACAAGTGCAGCCAACTCATGCGCGTCCAAGTAATTACTTTTCATCATTCTCTCCCGGCCATCTCTTCCGCTCACGTGCTCGGCGCTGCTCGTCTCGGCGGGGGCGGCGGCTCATATTGCCTCCTTAATGCCACAAGCCCGCTCAAGGCTCTCGTCTGGCTTCCCGAAGATTCGGCACAGCTTCAGATAGTGCTCAACCTGCATGCCGTTCTGATGTTCTGTCTTGACAAAATATGGTGCTTGAATAGCCAACATGTCCGAGTCGTCGTCAATGATGGCGTAGGCATCAACAGGATGCTCCGCAAGCCATTGCTTGATCTCTTCGCCACGGCACGAATATGGCTTGTCCATGTATGGCGTCTTGTCAATGATCGGCAGATCCAAGAATTTTGCTATTTCATGTGTATTGGCCATGCCGATGCGCCAGGATGATGAAAGCACAATAGATACATCACATTCCTTGCAAACACGGCGGATCATACCGACCGCAATCCAGTCGAAGCGCTTGCGCTGGTCTTCCTTGATGGCATGCGGATATGCACCCAAGCCGATCAAAGACCGATAACCATTGAGAACGCCATCGATATCAAGAAACAAGATATTCATTGGCTTTTGTTCGCGATCTGTGCTCATGCTGCCCCCAAGGTGCGTAGCGCGGCGTGCATGCGTTGTAAGCAGCACTGCGCTGCTTCTGTCGCCGTCGCATGGTCGAACTGGGATTTGACTTCAAAGGTGGTCCCAGTACTGTTGGTATTCATGGAGATGCAGCAGTGCCAGCCATCATCCATTCGATAGATGCGAATTTTCCCGTATCGTGTGGATTCTTCCAGCAGATCTGCCAGATCCTGAATTGCAGGATTTCTGTCAATTTTTGCGACTGTGCTCATCCTTGCTCCTTCTTCCGGTTCTTCCTCTCCCTCACCCAATCAGGTATTCCGAAGAGTACGGTATAAAATGTTTTCCACAGGAGGATTAGGAGGCGGTCTAGCATGATGTGATGTCCTCTACTTCATCGCCGAACTTTGAAGCAACAAATGCCCGCATGGCGGCGATGAGGGGAGTCTTGCCATGCCAGCGATACGGCACATCATCTTGGAAGTCCGCGCCCCATCCATGTACTTCTGAGTAGCCGATGCAGATGTGTTCGCGTTCGATGATTGGGCCACCAAAACTCCAGTCGGTAGAAGGCTCAAATTCGCCATAGCTCGGCCCGCGTTCGACGTACTCACCGGGCAGTCCCTTGAATTTAACGGGACCACTGTTAAACACATTACCGGGCGTGCGGCCCCATAATTGAATGAGCGGCTTATCTGAGACCTTGTTATCAAAGGTGTAGAATCCCGCTTCTACCTCTGCCCGCGCCACCCAATAATCGAGATCTTCCCTTTCAAGTTCTGCTGTCTTCATGCTTCCTTCTCCTTGACTACGCGGTAGGCGATGCATTCTGGTCTTTTATCAATCTGCAATTGGCTTGCGTAAAATTCCTTGATGAGACCAAAATCAAATTTCAGTGACGACGAATCATGTATCACCTTAACTACTTCTCTACCGTTTCTTTTACCTAAGCGCTCACGAACGACCATGTAGCCATATGGCGGACGATCCTTCATGCAAACAATGTCGCCAACTTGCAATTTGCTCATGCTCTATCCTTTCTTCTATCGGGGAGGGCAATTCTTCTTGCCAACGATTTCTGCTGCAGCCAACACATTCTTTCGGCTGAAAGCATCAGCGATCTGCTGCGGCGTGTAGCCCAGGTCAAGCAGTGTTCCAACTGCCAATCCGAGCATGAGCGGGAAATGCTTGAGCGCGCGTTCGTCAAGTTCCATCATCCCTCCTTATTCGCCGGTGCTGCGGCAATCATGGCCTTCCATGTGTAATAGGAGGGGCTGTCATCCATTTTCGGATCGTATTCTTGATCATCGTCGCCAGCTCTGCACATCGCTTTAGTCGGCTCCTTCGGCACCACAACGTGCCCCTCTGGGACGGCGCTGGCGCGACGGTTCCATGCGGTGAGTACCGCTGCTTTGGTATCTGCGATCATGCCGCATTCGCATGCAGGGCATTCAATCGTCCATGAGCCAGGGTGATCTGGAAACTTCACGCCGCCGATCATCAGATTGTGCGAGTGTGGCTCAATCTCATTGAGCAGCGGCTCCGCGCCACAAAACGGGCACGGCTTCAGTTGGTCGGTCATGATGGTGTCCTTATTTGTTCTTCAGCAGTCGGATTACGCGGCGCAGAAGAACGTCAGCGCGCTTTTCATTGCGCCAGTTGGAGCCAGGGTATGTGATGCGCCCCATGTCATCGAATTCGGTTTCCTCGGGCGGAAATTTCGCGTCCAGGCATGCCGATGCTTCTGCTCTAAATGCTGATTTCTTCGTCAGGTAATGACGGCCCTTGGATGGTGAAAAATAGACCGTGCGCGTGACTTCTTTGATGACCATCAAATCCTCCTACCCCAAGGGCACTTGCAAGCGGAATGTCCGATCTGGCCGCACAGGCAGCAAGTCGGCTGCTCTGCGCGTTGGATGGCGGTGGTGGGGCTCACGATTTCCCTCCTTCTTCTGCTGGCAGTCGCGGGTCTTCTTGGTCCCACCATTCTGCAATCCGAGTTACGCCAAGGCTTGCAATCATTTCCTTGGTGAGATGGCAGCCGGTGCCACGCTCCCATGCCCGTTTCATTCGGTTCAGAGCATCTTGCGCGCCATCCAGCGCATCACATACTGTCGCGCTCATACCTTGCCTCCTTCTTCTGCTGGCTGGCGACCGGCACTTGCCAATGCTTCGCGCATCTTCGCCACCTCATCCGGATTCTCATCACGCCACTGCTGCCAGCTTTCGTCGGTCAGCTTCCACTCAATCCAGTCCGGATGATCCGGCGACGGCGAGATCTTCTTGCGGCGACGGTCGGCGCAGTGCTGGCAAAGCTGGAAGCAGTGCTTGTTCGCGTGCTGGTGCTTGGCGCAAACATACAGCCCGCATCCATGCTCACCGCCGCCAGGCTCTCCGCCGCAGACGTAGGAAATACCGCGATCAATCTGATTTTTGCAGCCGGGGTGATCACAGTAAGCCGGCACTCCGTAGCCGATGTCGCGCTTGTGGGATTCGTCGTATCCGATGCTCCAGCCCATCACACACCTCCTTCTGCTGGCTGACACAGGGCTGCGCGGGCTTTCCAGCCATACCAGATCAGATAAGAGCGCGTGTCCTTATAGGCACCATTGGGATGCATTTCGAGCGGCATTTTTTCAGATCGGAAAGGTTCGGACGCCCACGCTTCGAAGCGCGCCCGCTCATGCGCCACCGGCTGTGCCACCGCTGCCTGTGATGCCTCCCATTCCTCGAAACGCTGCCAGCGCGCCGACATTTCCTCACCATGAACATGCGCCAGTTCACGCATGCCAATCTTTGCGATAGTCCCGCGCAGCATGTTCACATGCACTGCATGCGGGTCTTTCAGCTTCGCCAGTTCGTCGGGCTGCGCCACCGCTGGCGAGGGGGAGAATTTCAAGGCGCGAATGGCAGCAGCAAGCCCCGGCGACCAAGCGGTATGACGGCGCTGCTCGCATACCTTAGCTGCCTCTTCCAGCGCGGCATGGCGAACGGCCTGCACTTCTTCGGTGGTGAACGCGGTAACAGCGCTGCCGTACTCATCGCACAAAGCGATTGCGCTCCGCCCTTCAGGCACCGGCCCAGCTGGTAGCGCGAGCTGGGAGGCGCGGCCAGCGCAGAACGCGCGCCATTCGCGGTGCAGCGAGTCGGGTGCGAATTGGCCGTCAGCATTCAGCGGCGGCAGCGGGTAGGCTTTCCACTTGGCGAATGCTTCCATGTCGGACGCCTGCCCCTCTTCCGGCTGCAGGGCGCGCTCTGCTAGGGAGATCAGAGCTTGTAGCTCTGCAAACGTAATTGCACGCTGCACACCGAGGCGTTCCTCGAAAGCGTGATCGATTCGGCTTTGCAATTCAGCCAGCTTCTCGGTCGTCATGTTCATGTTCGGCCTTTATTTCAGGTGCATTCCATGTGTTCAGCGGGGCAGATGCGCCGCAACTCGGGCAAGTGATTCGAACGTATTGCCGCTTTGATGGAAATTCCGTCATCTCCATCCGCTGCTTATCGCCATCATCCGCACAAAACCGGCACGGCTTCAATTCATCGCAGCTCATTTTCCATCCCCTTGCGCGGCGATGGCTGCGTCAATGGCGGCGTCCAATTCTTCACCGCGCAGTGTGTTTCCGATCCCATCAATGAAGCTCCACTTCTGGCCACGACGCAGCAGCTGATACCGCTTCGCATCCAGTTCCAGTGCATCATCCTTCCCTGCATCAGAGGAGGTGGGGGCGAGGGCGCGGATAGCATCAGCGCAGGCATCGGCCTCATCTTCACGAACTTCACTTGCATGATTCATTGCGCGTTGCTGGCAAGCCTTTGCCGCCTCCTCCAGCCCTGCTGCGCGCCCTTGGGTGAAGGTGGATGCCTTCAGCGCAGCGAGCAATACCTCGACGGTTTCAGGAAAGCATGGAACAACTGCGCCAGGCTTCAGCCATTCAGCAGGGATAGCGACCAGCGTTTCTTTTTTCTCGTTCACTTCTTCACCTCTCCAATCTGAATAGCCGCCACCTTAGCGGCCAGGTCCTGCGGCAGTCCCAGCGCAAGCACGCGCTCGCGCATGATGTCCGCACCTTGCTGCAGCCCGAGCTTCACGCCTTCGCGGTTCGCCTGCAGGATCTTTTGCACTTCTGTTGCCATGGGAGTCCTGTAATGGTTGGTGCTGGGTGACGGATTTGAACCGCCATGACCTACTTACAAGGTAGGCGTCCTGCCAATTGAACGAACCCAGCTAAGGCAGACAATTTCCGGCCGTCTGCGAGGGCGAAGCCAGCGGGGAACTGGCACGGGGGGATTACGCTGCCTTGTTGAAGAGGTCTTCGGCCGTCTGCGGTGCCGGCCCATTCAGCTGCATGTTGATGTCCTGCTTCTGCTTGGCGGCCAGCGCGCCGACATCTTTCGGGTCCGGATGGCAGTTGATGTTGAACTTGATCTGCACGACTGCACCTTCCATCGGAGTGATCTCGATCTCGCGCACCTTGCAGTCCACCAGCTTGAGGTTGCTCTCGCCGCCGAGGCCATGGTCGACCACAGCGGTGTAGCCCTCGCTCTCGTAGTCCCAACTGAAAGGGCCCATGCGCGGATGCTTGATCATGCACAGCGAGTCCGGATCGGTGGCCAGGTCGGCGCGCTCTTCTTCGGTAGGCTTGCGGTACATCGATTCCAGCAGGCCAGCGCCGAACGCCTTCAGGATGGTGTTGGGCAGCACGGCCTGGCAGGTCAGCACGACGCCGAGCTTCAGCTCTTGGCCGTGGTTTTCCATGGGGGTCGATACCTTGTTCAGTTTCACGGGCTGTGCGACGAATTCAAACATGGGTGATGCTCCTTTCTGTGTATGCGAGATACGGCTTGCGAATCAGGTCATGGCAGCGTTTTTCTGCTACCGGGTTGGTGTCTACCTCGGCGCGGCTTTCGACGTCGCACAGGGCTCGTACAACACGCGTAGCCGTATGCTCGTCGGGCACGCGCAGGAACTGCTGGAACTGCTCTTCTCGGCAGCGGAGGGCGAGCCAGGTGGAGAGCCTCATTGCTTCACCCCATACTTGCGGCAAAGCGTCATCACGTTCTGGTTGATCTCTTCGATGGCTGTCAGAATCTTTTCTTCCATGGCATCGATGTACTGCTGATCTCGCTCGATGCGCTGGATGTACAGCTGCATTTCAGGCGGGAAATCCGGGTGATAGCTGACGAAGTCCCACCAGTCACGTTTCGTGCAGTACATCCCTCCCTGAACCTGTGGCATATGCTCTTCAGGCATGCCATGCAAAAGCGTCTGCAGATGCACAGCGGTGGTGTACGGGCACTTGATTTCCATACCACCCTTGGCAGGTATCAGCGCATCCGGCGAGCAGCCAATCTGCTGGTGCAGCGGATGGCGTATGAATCCCACCTCTTCGCACATGTGGCCGGTGCGCACTTCGTATGCCATGCGTGCTTCGGGCTCATGTTCAACACCCCATTGCGTGGCCTTGCTGCTCCACATCGGGCCAGGGCGACCGGTCAGCAGTTCCAGAGTGATCTCGGTGATGACTGTCTCGCGCGACTTCAGCGGCTGACCATTCCGGCCGACCGCGATGACATCGCCAAAGCGAGAGCCAGTCACGCAGCCAAGCCGGTCGAGATACCACTGTTCAGATCGTTGTTCGACGTGTTCCATGGTCACTCAGGGATATACCCGCCATCGCCTTCGGAAGGCGGCTCTTGACGCTGCGTGCCCGTGTCGCCGTTCTCGATGATCCCGGAGCCCTGCAGTTCAATGCGGTGGCGCGAGATCGCCTCTTTGAGCCGCGCGAAGTCTTTCGGCTGATCCTTGAGCTTGGCGCAGTTGTTCTTCCAGTACGCCAGCGCGTCGGCATCGCTGGTGGTGCGCAGCGCTTCGGCGATCATGGGCTCGACATCAACCCAGTCCGCACCGCGCTGCGGCTCGCTGAAGTTGATGCCTTCGCCGCCGTCGGTGTTCAGGTGATGGATGGCTGCATCCAGGCGCTCGGTCTTCGGCCAGAGCTTGTACGCGCGCTTGATCACGGTCTTCTTCGCCATCTCGTTGAAGTCGGTATGCCACGGGCCGGAGCCCTTCTTGCCCGACTCCGAGCGGCCCTTGATCGCGTTGATCTCGCTGATGCTCATGGTGGTGGTGAGGTAGTCGCCGTCGCGCGTCTTGACGACGACATAGGCACCCACTGCCTCGCCGCGCTCCTTGTCGAACGGGTCACGGTCATGCACCGGCGGCTTGTCGAAGCCCTGCAGGCTGAAACGGTCGTTCTGATAAACCATCTCGGCCTGGCCCCACATGATCGAGCCGGAAGTGATGGCCAGGTCCAGCAGGCCCATGTAGCTGATGTCGAGGCAGATCTTGTTGCCGCGCGGGACCAGGTATGCCTGCTTCTTCGCCGGGTTCAGGCTGATGCCGATGGCCGCGATGTTGGTGACCGCATCCACCACGGCTTGGCGATTGTTCATCGCGGCCTTCATAGCGTAATCGCTGTTGCCCAGGATCTGCACAGCGAAACCGGCCTCGCGCTCGAAGCTGATGCTTTTGTCTGCCAGAACGGTGGCGAACTGATCGCGTGCGCCTTGGATGTCAGCGCTGATCAGGGTCAGTGCATTGCTCATTTCTTCTCCAGATGTTGAACAGGCTGGCCGAACTCGGCAGCCGGAAATTTGTTGATAATGCGGCGCTTCATCTGCAGCTCGGCGGCGCGCTGGGCGCTGTCGTCTGCTGCGGTCATCAGAACCTGCACGCCGAAGCACAGGCAGAGCAGGGCGGCGGCTATTGGCTGGCTCACACAGCCCTCCAGCAAGCCGCCGGCCGCGCCGACATGGGTTTTACCGGCGTCAGCGGATCGGTCAGCGTCAGCCCGATATACAGCGCCAGCGCAAAGCCGACGATCAGGCCGAGCAGGAATGCCAGGAACGTCTTCATGCGACCCCCAGCAGGTGCAGGATGAACTCAGCGCCGGCCGTCATCAGCCAGTCGCACGTCGAATAGATCGCCAGTGCCCCGGCGATGTAGAGGGACTGGAGCATCATTTCGGGGCTCCTGCGGCGGCGAGGGCGGCGCGGGCTGCTTCAACAACTTGCAGCTCGGGCTTGTCCGGGCTTACGCGGCTTGCCATAGTTAGCTCGCGCAGCTCAACCATGTCGGCCAGCGCCTTCACCAGCGCATCATGGCTGTTCACGCAGAGGACAATGTGTTTGGCGTTAGCCTCTGCTTCTTTTAGCCATGTTTGGCGCGCAGTAACGCTGGCGAGATTCTTTGAAATGGCACCCGGCGAATTGTCCGAATGGCAGATTTGAATTCCACTTCCATTCAGCTCGCCTACATGCCACGGCGTCGGAGTGTGCTTGTTCATGTTCTGTCCTATCTCTATGCGTGGTGGTGGTCAGGCGGGGCGATGCTTCCAGCGAGCGACTTCCATTGCCGCAAGGACGGCGCGCTCGTAAACGCGGTCATCGCCTTTTGCTGCCGCGACGATGCGGCGTTGCTTTTTAAGGATCGCGACCCAGTTCATTGGCTCGGGATTTTTGTTGTTCATCTCAATTCCCCTGTGATTGGTGGTCAGAAAGCGCCGATGCCGTACTCTTCGATCTGCATGGCGCGGACATCCTCGGCGCGATCGGCGGCGTACTGCTTGCCAATACCAAGGCGGCGCATGGTCTTGTTCAGTTCGTCCAGCTGCTGCTGGGGAACGATGCTGGTGATGTCGATGACGCGGCCGCCCACATTGATGGCCACAGCTTCAGCTTCGAATTCCTTCGACCAGCGGCAGAAAGTGCCGTACAACTCCACAGGAACATCACCAGCTGTGGTGGTGTAGGGAATCAGGATCAGGTCCTTGGGAACGGCGGGGAATTTGACAGGAATCGACATCGCTTTTTCTCCATCGGTTGTTTGCTGCGATGGAGTTACTTTAGCAAATAGCTAAAGCAAGCGTCAACAAGAATTTGCGCTAAAAGCTAAATATTTTTAGCTGGTGCTTTAAGCTGACGAAAAAAAACCGCCGGATGGCGGTTATTTGTTGTTTCCCCAGAGGTGGCCATCTGCGCCACAGTTTCTTTCCAGTCCGGCGAATGTATCGTCTGCGCTATATTTGCGCGCCCGGTATTCATTTATTGCAAATTGAACATAAGCCCGGCAGTTTTTTGGGAGTCCTGATTCTCCGTATGCAGGACTCTCGTTTTCATCGCGGTGACAGCCTGCAATCAAAATAATCGACGCGAGAATTACCTTTTTCATTCTTCGCACCAGAATTTTGTTTTTACACCTGGCTGCCGCATGAACAGGTCTGCGGCTGTCCGACAATTGTCTCTGTTTCCTTCCAAAGATAGGCCATCTCCAGCGAACACTGCTACCAAAAATCTAGCATTGGGCACTATCAGGCTGTCTCGATACAAAGAAACGCTTTTTCCACATCCCGACAAAAGAAGGCAGAGTGCCAATGAAAACCAGCGCATCACCGACTCACGCAGTTGACCTGGTTGCCGAAGGTGGTGCAGTTGGTGGTGGTGCTGGCCGGCGCCGGTGCAGGCGATGGCATCATGTAAGGCGCTGGCATCGGTGCGTTGCCGGTGGGTTTGTTGAGCTGGGTTTGCAGTTGCATCAGGAGGACTTGGCGGCGCTGCTCGGCTTGCTGATCCACCGCGGCAGAAGCCAGCGCAAGGCGGTCTTGTTCGAATAGATCCTGAATGATCTGCCGGCCTTCCGCGAACTGGCCATAGGTGATGGCCCCAGAATACAGCCGCGAAATCAGCTGCTGGCGCTGGGATTCAGCCTTGGCCACCAGTCCATAAAGGCGTGGGTGCATGCTGTCCTGCATGGCAGTCGATGCATTCGCATAGCATTGCTTTCTGCCATCGTTCCATTTGGAAATGATCACGCGGTCTGCATCCGAGGCAGTCTCTTTGCTGGAAAGCATGGAAAGGGACTGTTCTTGCACGCCACCCAGAGCGATCTTGGAGGCAATCGGAGCGAAGGCCGGATTCCTCGCATTGGCTTCCAGGCAGGCTGTGAACTGCTTTCCCTGATCCTGCGTGGCACAGCCCGAAAATGCGCTGACGATCAGCGCGGCAAACAGAATCTGTTTCATGGTTCCTCCCTGGTTAGAATCGTTCGCGCTGAAGCAGCACGACGCGGCCAATCACAACGCATGTCCCCTGTGAGCATTCCTGACGGTGATAGCGCTTCTGGTCCGGATTGTCGGAGACCAAGAACCATCGGCCATAGTCGCGCACCATCCGCTTGATGATGTCCTCACCGTCGTAGTTGATCGCATATGTCTCCCCGTCGCGCGGCGTCGTGTCCAAGGTATTGATGACCACGGTATCGCCATCCGACATGGTCGGCTCCATGCTCTCGCCCTTCACGCTGACCGCAATCAAGTGCTCAGCCGAATATCCCTTCTTCGTCAGCCATTCCCGGCGGAAAGTGATCGGCCGGCCGTCGTCATAGTCAGGAATGGATACGAACCCCGTAATACCAGCAGAAAGTTTGAGTTTCACCTTTTTGATTTCCACAAAATCGGGGTCATCAGGGTCATGCTCAATCACTGGCGTGTAGCTACGCGGCAACGGTCCTGCATGGTCCGTGTCCATCCACCCCTGAATCTCCCCGATGGCCTCTTCTATTTTTCTTGCCACGGCATCGCCCATGGTGCGCTCGGTGCCTGTGGAACTCTGTTTCTGGCGAGTTTTTATCTGGCTGATGTATGCGCTGGAGATGTCAGCCTTTTTTGCCAGGGCAGACGCAGATCCCGCTCGCGCGATGGCGATCAGCAGATTTTCCCGGCGTATTTCGTCAATTGTTTTCATCCGGGCATTAAATAGCATAACGCTAAAAAAATACATGCGCTGATAGCTGTATAGCTACTTGCAAAGTTTTAGCAAATAGCTATACTCGGCACATGGACCTCAAAACTTACCTCTCTCAGAAACATGGCCTCATGGCGCAGCTCTGCCGTGAGATTGGCGCACATGCGCCTGATGTCAGCCGCTGGGCAAGCGGTGACCGGCCTATCCCGATTCAGTACGCCGCTTCGATTGAGAAGGCGACGCAAGGCCAAGTCACGCGCCAGGAAATGTTCCCGGACAACTGGCAAACCGTCTGGCCCGAGCTGGTGGAGCAGCAATGAGCCAGACCACGGCTCACCGGTGCGCCACGCGCTCGACCATGGAGCGCAGCAGCCTGCCGTCTTCGCCCAGTTTCTTGATGGCGTCGGCCATTTCGAGCTGGCGCTCGGCCAGGTCCAGCAGCGCGCGTTGCGTGCGCCATTCCACTTCGTTCTTCGGGCTGATCGCTTCCAAGTTGGCCCGCAGCAGGGCCGTGGCGGTGAGTTCCATGGTTCGTCCTTTCAATGTGAGTCTGGTTGAGCTGGACTTTATGCGCACCGCAGCAAGTGCGCAGCGGAAATAAATCGAGGAATTTCCCATGACCTATCACTACGGCCAGACCAGCCAGCATGACTGCCTCTACACGGCGGCCCGGTCCTATCCTGGCGGCGTTGAAGCGCTGGCACAGCGGCTTGGCATGAGCGCCAGCGTGCTCTACAAGAAGTTGAGCCCGGGCGTGACCTCGCACCATCTGAGCTTTGAAGAGGCCACCGTCATCATGGATCTGTGCCACAGCGTCAGCGTTCCGGATGCTCTGTCGGCGCTGGATGCGCAGGCCTTCCGGCTCGGCAAGATCTGCATCGACATCCCCACCACGGACGGCGGCGATATCGACGTCGAGGAAATCCAGCGCCTGGTCTTCAAGGCCGTGGCCCAGCTGGGTGACGCCGTCGCCGCTTCCACTGATGCCCTGGTGGACGGCCATCTGACCGAGCAGGAAATGCGCGCGGTAGAGCCGAAGCTGCGCGCCCTGGTGCAAACCGCTACCAGCTGGCTGCAGCGCATGAAGGCCAAATCCAAGGCAGACGCCGGCAAGCTCCTGCACAAGATCATGCGCAAGAAGGAGGCCGCATGAGCGCCAATTCTCCCGTTCGCGAAGCCGTCATGGCTTTCCTTGAAGCGAATCCCAACAGCCGCTTGGGCGCGATTCAGCAGCATGTGATCGGGCTTGGCCTGTCCACCGAAAAGGGCGTTCAGCAGGTCATTCACAGCTTGGTAAGGCAGGAGGCACTGACCGTTGACCGCGCCAAGTACAACGCATTCCTCTACTCGGTCAATGAAGGCACGCGCATCGTGCGCCATCTGCCGGCCAATCGCTTCGAGGTGCCCGCCGAGCTGGCCGGGCCGATCCTGCCGCCTATGGTTTGGTCGGTAAGGCATCTGTTGGGGGTGGCGTAATGGCACGAATTCGTTCGATCAAGCCGGATTTCTGGACTGACGAGAAGATCGTTGAGCTTTCGATGGAGCAGCGTCTTTTCTTCATCGGCTCATGGAATTTTGCTGATGACTCAGGGAACCTTCAACGCTCGGCCAAAAAACTGAAGATGCAAATCTTCCCGGCCGACGCCATCGACTGCGAACCGATCATTTTGGACCTGATTGCTCACGGATTACTCATTGAGTATGAAGTGAATGGCGAAAAGTACTTGCACATCAAGGGTTTCGAGCGACATCAGGTCATCAATCGTCCTTCGAAATCAGGGCTTCCCAAGCCTTCTGATGAACAAAATCAGTTACCACTCACTGAGTCCTCATTGACGGAAGGGAAGGGAAAGGAAGGGAAAGGAATAAAGACATTGTCGGGCAACTCGCCCGACGTCCTCGCCGTCCTCGACCACCTCAACGAAAAAACCGGGAAAGCCTACCGAGCTGTGGAGGCGAACACGAAGCTGATCGCAGCCAGGTTGCGGGAGTCATCGCTGGACGACTGCATCCGCGTCATCGACCTGAAGGCCGGCGAGTGGCTTGGCGACCCGAAGATGGAGGAATACCTCCGCCCTGCCACGCTCTTCGGAGCCACCAAGTTCGCGCAGTACGTCGGGCAGCTTGGTGGCGTCAATGGCTCTCCGAGCCCGTTCTCGACGGATCACCTCCGCTGATGCGCGGCCATCGACAAGTCGTGCAGCTGCGCCGGGAAGGCTACATGCCCTCGCAGGTTTTCGTCGATCTGGTCGACCAGCCCAGGCCGGTTTTTTCGAAGTACGACGAGCCGGAGAACGGCATCCGTCTTGGCAGTTATCCGCAAATCGAGGTGCTTCGCCGGGAGGTTCATGGCGCGTTGGATCTGCGGTTTTTGGTGGGCCTGGTGGTGCATGTGCATGGTGCCGAAATGGACGACGACATGCTGGACCTGCTGGACCTGATTGCGGCCCAAGAGCCGCGGCACATGGTGGCATGCGCTGGCGACATGCTGATGCAATTTCAAAACGGAAAGTGGGAATCATGGAAATTTTGACGTTGGACAACATTGATTTTTCGGAGTACGAGCAGGAGACGGACCCGAAGCAAAAGGTGCGCAGCATCGCCGCGTACACGCAGGAAATCATCGAGGAGCTGACCCCGGATCGCGCTGAAGCGCCGCGGCATCCGAAGATGCCTTTCGCCAACTTCTGGCTGTACTTTGCCCCGGGTGAGGTGACCGTATGGGCCGGCTTCAACGGCAGCGGAAAGTCGATGCTGCAGGGTCAGGTCCTGGCGAAGCTTGCCGAAGAAGGCGTCAAGAGCTGCATCGCCAGCGCCGAAATGAAACCGCGCAAGACTGCCTCCCGCATGATCCGCCAGTGCACCGGCAAGCGCTGGCCGCAGCCGGCCGAAGTGCAGGCATTCGTGGCCAAGACCGAGAAGAGCCTGTACGTCTACGACCAGCAGGGGAACATCGAGGGCAAGAAGCTGCGCGCGGTCATCCGGTACTGCGTCGACAAGCTGGGCATCCAGCATTTCGCGGTCGACTCGCTCATGAAGTGCGTCCGCGGCACCGACGACTACAACGGCCAGAAGGACTTCGTCGACATGCTTACCGTCATTGCCCGCGATCTGAACATCCATATCCACCTGGTGGTGCACCTCAAGAAGGGCGAAGGCGACGAGAAGGTGCCGACCCGTATGGACATCAGCGGCAGCGGCGCGATCTCCGACCTGGTCGACAACGTGCTGATCTGCTGGCGCAACAAGCGCAAGGAGCGCGAGCGTGACGCCGGCAAGCAGGTCAACGAGAACGATGCGGACACGCTGCTGATCTGCGACAAGAGCCGCAACGGCGACTGGGAAGGCCGCATCCCGCTCTGGTTCGATCCGGACTGCCAGAAATTTACCGACTTCAACAAGAACGCACGCCGCGGTCTGGCGCGCGCACTGTAACCCGCGCCCAGCGCAAACAAAGGAGAAAAAGATGATCGGCAATGAAAAATACGGTGGCCCGGCGTTTCCCCAAACGATTGAATTCGCGGACAAAAGCGCAATCATCCAGCCCGGCATGACCTTGCGCGACTGGTTTGCAGGAAAAGCTTTGGAGGGCATGTTGAGCGGTGAGTCGGGCTTCCACCTTGTCCCACCAAACGCTGCAGAACTTGCGTTCGAATACGCCGACGCCATGCTCAAGGAGCGTGCGAAATGAACATCCTCGCCCTCGACCTTGGCACGAAAACAGGCTGGGCTCTTCACGTGCGCGGCGGCAAGATCAGCGGCGGCACGGTGAACTGCGCGCCCGGCGTGCATGCGGCCGGCCAGCGCTGGGTGAACTTCCGCAATCACCTCGCCGAGATGAAGCGCGCGGCCGGTGAGATTCAGGTGGTCTACTTCGAAGACGTGAAGAACCACGCCGGCACTATGGCCGCGCACATCTACGGCGGCTTCAAGGCCCAGCTGGAGCTGTGGGCGCTGGTCAACAACGTGGCGCTGGTGCCGGTGGGCGTCGGCCAGATCAAACAGGGCTGGACCGGCAGTGGCCGCGCCGACAAGCCGCAGATGATCGCCGAAGCCAAGCGCCGGGGATTCGCCCCGGTCGATGACAACCACGCCGATGCCCTGGCCATTTTGGCCTACGGCCTGAACGCCGAAGGGCTCGTGCGGCAGCGGATAGGGAGGGCAGCGTGATGGATGCCATGGCACTTGGGATTCTTATGCTCTCTGCCAAAACGGGCGTTCATCCGTTCACCGTGGCTTCTGCTCCTTTGGCTGTCGCCGCGCACTTCCGCGCCATCGAGCAAGCCCGCATCACCGCCCTGCACCAGCAGGCAGACACCGAACACTGGCACGGCCAGATTTTCAAGCGACTGGAGGAAGCATGAAAACGCGCACGCTGGACGAACGGGCTCTCTCGTTCCTGGGTTGGTCCCAAAACTTCACGATCCTGGGCTTGGCCCAAAAGCTCAAGGAGCCGGTGGCTGATGTGCATGCCAGCGTCATGCGCCTGGTGGCCGAAGGCCTCGTGCACAAGGTCGAGGGCTCGCGGTACGACAGCTACCACGCCGTCGTTGAGCCGAAGCCCGAGCCCGAGAGCACGCGCTACGTGCCATCGTTCAAGGAACTGCGCGGCTACGACCTGGGGCGCCTGCAGCGTTCCTGCGAGGGTGCGCGCAACTCGGTGACGGGGGTGGTGTGATGTTCGGGGGTTGCCAATGGGCTTTTGCCAGAATTTTGGAGTCAATCGCCAAGGCTGACATGGCAGCGCAAGAGCACGAAGCTTGGGAGCGTGCGATGAAGGCGCATACGCCGGTTGCGCCGCATCTGCGCATCGAACAGCCGGAAGTCGCGCAACGCCGTGAAGACCTTCAGCGCCACCGCGCCGCAATCCGCGATGCTGAAGACGTCGAATTCAAGGAGGTGAAGTGATGGACGCCACCGACATCTGCATGGCCCTGGCCGCAATCGGCATCGCGTTCGGGTTCGCGGTTTGGGTGACATGGAAGGGGAAGCCATGAACCACATCATCGTGCGGTTTGTATTGGCACCGCTGATCCGGCGTGACAAGCGCCTGCGTGCGGCACACCTGCGGCCAGATCGCTGGTACTGGGCCGATCTGCTGGCCATCCGCCTCGGCTTCATCGTGGATGAGACCGAAATCGTTCGATTGCCGATGGGGAAGACATGAAAAACAGAACCCGATTCCTGCGGCTTTGGAGCCGCGAAGAGCGAAAGACATCCTTACCCATTAACCCGCCAGAAAAACAGCGCCTGGCTCGATCTGATGCGAAACAGTGGCATTCTGAAACCAAGGAGAAGAAATGATCGGACTACTCGAAAGCATGCTCGGCATCCCGCTGCCAGGATTCGAGTTCACGCCGATGTCAGCCATGAGCCAGACGCCGAAGGGGAAGAAGTCCGAGATGGCCACCGATTGGGAAATCGGCCGGCCGCCTGATCGCGTCTTTTGCGAAGTGTTTCATAGCGGCCAGGTCATTCCAGGTGTGAAAGAGGGCTGGACGTTCTTCAGCATGCAGAAGGGCGTTCATCCGCTGTCCAGTCGCACGCTGGATGCGTCATCGATCACTGCTTGGCGAATTCCGGAACCCGAATGATGCTGATCCAGGTCAAGGCCACTCCAGTAGACTTCCCCCGGCTGATCACCGAATTGATCGCCGGGGGGTTCTCGTTCTCCAAAATTGCCGCATGCACCGGCATTCCAAAGACCACCGTCAAAGGGTATCGTAACGAAGGCGTCGAGCCCTCCCACTCCAAGGGCGAGCGCCTCATCAACCTCTGGTGTGCAATGCATCAGAGCAACGAGCCTCCCACCATCAAGACCCCGCCGAAACGGACGCCATACCGTCCAGACAACGCCATACAGTTGAGCCTGTTCGATTAGCAATATTTGCTGAACAGAATCAACTGGAGTCGGAAATGTGACCAAGCGAGGAAAGCCCGATATCGACTGGAAAGCGGTCGAAACTTCTTACCGCACCGGCATGAACACGCTGCGCGCGATCGGCGAAGAGCATGGCGTATCGCATGTCTCGATCATGAAGCGCGCCAAGGAATACGGCTGGGTCCGAGACCTGCAGCCGCGTATTCGGGCCAAGGCTGACGACATAGTTACCAAGGCCACGGTTACCAAGACCGCTACCAAAAAAGATTTGGTAACTGAAACAGCGGTGATCGATGAGGCCGCCAGCGTCGTCGCCACTATTCGCTTGCGCCATCGCGGAATGATTGCCCGAGCGCATGAGCATGCGGAAAAGCTGCTGGATGAGTTGGCCGCAGTCTCGGACAAGAAGATGAAGCTGGCCGCCCGCATCACCAGTACCAAGACCCTGGCCGACGCGCTGCGGACGCTGGTGACCATGGAGCGCGAGGCTTACGGCATCGCTGATGCGCCGGTGAAGTTGGAGCACACCGGCAAGGACGGTGCTCCGATGGAATCTGTGATTGATACGAAGGCCCTGACCAGTGAACAGCTACGAGTCCTCGCCGGTTTGTCGCTTATCCGCGGCTGATGTGATTGCGGCGCGCCGCGAGTTGGCCCATCGGCACCTGACGGATTTTGCGTGCTTGGTGGACATCCCGACAGTTCCGCTGACCGATGAGGGCGACTGCGACCATTTCAGCGTGCTGCGCCTGAATAAGCTGGCTGCTCACCATGAGCTGCTGCTCAACGACCTGCAGGGCATCGAGGACGGCAGCGTGCCGAATCTCATGGTGCTGATGCCGCCGGGCAGTGCGAAATCGACCTACACCGATGTGGTGTTCGTGCCCTGGTTCATGGCCAGGAAGCCCAGGCGCAATGTGATCTTGGGCTCGTACGCCAGCGAGATTGCGGAGAAGCAGGGCAGGCGGGCTCGGCAGCTGATCAACAGCCAGTCTTTTCACAACCTCATGCAGATGGGGCTGACGAAGGACCAGAAGGCAGCGCACCAGTGGACGCTTTCCAACGGCAGCGAGTTCATGGCAGGCGGCCTGCTCTCGGGCCTGACAGGCAACCGGGCCGCGCTGGGGATCATCGATGACCCGATTAAGGGGCGCCAGCAGGCCGAGTCGGAGACGATCCGGAACAGCACCTGGAACGCCTATATCGATGACTTCTGCTCTCGCCTGATCCCTGGCGCACCGCAGGTGATGATCCTGACGCGCTGGCATGAGGATGATCCTGCTGGGCGGATCCTGCCGGAAGGGTGGGATGGCCAGTCTGGCTACTTCGACGGGCGGGACGGTCGCCGCTGGAAGGTGATCTGCCTGCCGGCAGAGGCCCACAGCGTGGATGACCCTCTCGGCCGCCAGATCGGCGAGACCTTGTGGCCGGAATGGTTCAGCAAGGAGCACTGGGCACCCTTCAAGGCGAATGCACGCACCTGGTCGAGTCTCTACCAGCAGAAGCCAGCACCGGACGACGGCACATTCTTCAAGCGGGAGTGGTTCCGCCGGTACCGTAAGGGCGAAGAGCCGCGCCAGCTGAATCGCTACATGACCAGCGATCACGCGCCGGCCGGCGGCAGCAGCAACGACTTCACGTGCGTCCGGGTGTGGGGCATTGATCCGAGCGGCGACGTGTACCTGCTGGACGGCTTCCGCGAGCAGATGACCATGGACGCCATGGCGGACCGAGTGGTCGGGAACAAGAAGGCGCTGATGGTGGGCCTGCTGGCCAAGCATAAGCCCTTCGCCTGGTTCCCCGAAGACGACAACAACTGGAAATCATCCGAAGGCTTCGTGCGCCGGATGATGAACGAGCAAGGGACGTATTGCCGCATTGAGCCGATTCCTACGCATGGCGGCGACAAGCCCACCAAGGCCCAGCCGTTCCAGGCGATGGCATCCGCTCGGCGGGTGTGGATCCCAGAAGGACCGGAGGGCGATGACGTTATTGCGCAGTACCTGAAGTTCCCCGCCGGTAAGAACGATGACGAGGTGGATGCAGCAAGCCTGATCGGAAGAGCGATCGACATGGCGCACGCCGCGATCATCCCGGCCAAAGAGCAGAAGGCACCGTACCAGGACCGCTGGTACCAGAAGTTTGAAGACCCTGAACCCGAGAATTGGAAGGTTGCATAGTGGCTCTTGAGTCAATCACACCTGTAGCGAGCACCGGCGCTGACGATCTTGACGATCAGCTGCGCGCCTGCGTGGCTCACTTCGAGGAATCGGAGAACTCCAGCTGGGAATCGCGCAAGCTGGCCGAGCGTGACCGCGACTACTACGACAACGACCAATGGACGGCGGAAGAACTGGCCATCCTGCGCAAGCGCAAGCAGCCAGCGCTGACCATCAACTACGTGCGCCGCAAGGTGGAGTTCCTGCGAGGCTTCGAACGACGCGTGCGCAGCGATCCGAAAGCTTTCCCGCGAAATCCGGACGATGAGCAGGGCGCTGAAGCGGCCACCGATGGCCTGCGCTTCGTCGGGGACCAGAACGCCTTCAACCAGGTGCGATCGCAGGTCTATGAAAACATGCTGATCGAAGGAACGGGCGGCGTGGACGTGGTGGTGGAGCAGACTCCCAACGACCCGCGCAAGATCATCCTGCGTCATGTGCCGTGGTACCAGCTGTTCTGGGACCCGCACAGCGCCCGCAAGGATTTCAGCGACGCCAAGTACAAAGGCATCGTGATCTGGATGGATTCCGTGGATGCGATTGGCAAGTGGCCAGATGCCCGTGACGCCATCGAGAACACCATGTCGACGGTCTCTGTGAGCGACACCTACGACGACCGCCCGCAGCGCATGATCTGGTGCGACAGCCGTCGCAAGCGCGTGCGCGTCGTGCAGATCCACTACCAGTGGGGCGATGAATGGATGGTGGCCACCTTCACGAAGGGGGGCTTCCTGGAAGAGCCGATGGTTTCCCCGTACCTGGACAAGGACGGCCGGAGCGCCAGCAGCCTGCATATCCGTTCCGCATACGTCGACCGCGAGAACAACCGCTACGGCGAAGTGCGCTCGATGATTTCGCTGCAGGACGAGATCAACAAGCGCCGTAGCAAGGCACTGCACCTGCTCAGCGTGCGCCAGACCTACGGCAATAAGAAGGCGATCCAGGATACGCAGAAGGCCAAGCAGGAACTGGCGAAGCCGGATGGCCACGTGGATATCAATGCCGATGCGCAGTTCGGTCAGGACTTCGGGATTATCCCGACGGGTGACCTCGCGCAGGGACAGATCGCGCTGATGCAGCAGGCCACTGCCGAAATGCAGGCCAGCGGCCCGAATAACGCCCTGGCCGGCAAGCACACCGAGACCCAATCCGGCCGGGCCATCCAGGCGCAACAGCAGGGCGGAGCGGTGGAGATTGAGCCAGGCATCGATGACCTGCGCCAGTGGTCCCGCGAAGTCTATGAAGCGGTGTGGATGCGCATCAAGCAATTCTGGGATGACGAGAAGTGGATCCGGGTCACCGACGACGAGCGGAACATCAAGTGGGTGGGCCTGAACAAGCGCGTGACGCTAGAAGACAAGCTGAAGGAAGCTCCGCCCGAACTGGCCACGCAATGGATGCAGCAGAACGGCATCGGGCCAGGTGACCCGCGCCTGCAGGAAGTGGTGGACGTGGAGAACAACGTCTCGGGCCTGGATGTGGACATCATCGTGGAGGAGGGGCCGGACATTTCGACCTTGCAATCCGAGCAGTTCGAGATGCTGACCAACCTGGCGCAGTCGGGGATTCCGATTCCGCCCAAGGCCATCATCCAGGCCTCCAGCATCCGCAACAAGGACCAGATCCTGGATGAGATGGAGAAGGGCCAGTCACTGCCGCCGGAGGTGCAGAAGCAGATGCAGGCGCTGCAGCAGCAGGTTCAGCAGCTCGGCCAGCAGAACCAGCAGCTGCAACAGCAATTGGCCGACCGGTCCCAGGAATTCCAGTTCAAGGAGCAGGAGCTGCAGCTGCGCAACAAGGAAATCGAGTCGCGCGCGGCGGTGGCCATGGCCAAGCCGGGCAAGACCGAGACACCGCCCAGCATGCTCGACCAGGCCAAGGAAATGGCAGACATCGACAAGACCCGCGCCGAAACGGACCAGATCGTCGTGGAAACCGAAATCATGATTGGCCAGGCCACCGCGCCGGCCCAACCGCAACAGGTGAACAACTATGGCTGACGCATCCACTCCATTGCTCGGCGCAGGCCCAGGCGCTGTGCAGGGATACACCAAGCAGGGCGATGGCACGCTGGCGCTGAACGTCAGCACCACTTCCGGAAGCGGGCAGGCGGCCTCTTCGCTGTCGAAGGTGGTGAGCGCCAACACTTCCGGCAGTACGCCGCTGCTGGCGGCTACCCCTGGCCAGACGAACCGGGTGCATGGCCTTCGCCTGTCGGTGGCCGGCGCAGTGGTCGTATCGATCCTTGATGGTGCCACGCTGCTGGAGCGCTTCAACTTCGCCGGAAACGGCGGCGGCATCGTTCTGGATCTGCGCGAGAAGCCCTACTACACCGGCTCGGTCAACACCGCACTGAATATCAGCCTGTCGGCCGCTGTGCAGGTGGACGGCCGTCTCGAATACGTGACGGGTGCGTGATGGGTACCTTTTTCGGAGGCAGCCCCAGCCCAACCCCACGGAAGATCGCCGCCTGCGATATGCCGGCCGGTCGTCTCGGCTCCGGCGTGGTAAGCGGTAACTCCACCTGGCGCATGGCGCGGTCTCTGCCCGCACCTTTCAAGCGCGTGCGCTGCCATCTGTTCAACATTGATACGGCCAACACCATCGTGGGTGCCAAGGCGCAATTCTCGCTGTCGGAATCGTTGGCCAATGTGAACAAGCCGACGATTGGCGGCGTTGCCTCGGACGCTAACTGGAAGCAGTTCCTGTTCGGCGGATCGGGCACCGTGACTCAGCCTGTCGCGCCTTCGACCAGCGTGCCTTCCATCACCACATCGGACTGGTACGACATTTCCTCGATTGCACCGACCGATGGCAGCGGCTATCCGGTGATATACGCTGACCGCTATATCCCTAGCGGCAATACCGCGCAGTGCGGCTACGCGACGCCGGGGGCCAACTGGGCCACCTACGTCAACGCGCTGGCCGGCAATAAGCACAAGTACCGGTTCTTCAGCCAGATCGGCGTGGATGCGATTGCCAACCCCGCCGGCTTTACCGTCAATGCAGAACAGCAGTTCGTGGTGCCAATGGCGCTCGAATTCGAATTCGCAAACGGCATCCGCTCGCTCATGACCTTCGGTGACTCCACCAAGGAAGGCAAGGGCAATACTTCCCTGGACACTGCCTACTGCGGTTCCAGCATCATGGTCCAGGCTTTGTTTGACCAAACGGCTACTCCACTCGTCGTGTGCAATTTCGCCAACGATGGACAGACATCGGTTGTTGGCTATGCCAAGTTCCAAGCCATGCTTGCCGTGTCCACGCCCAACGTGGTGTATTTCCAGCCATGGAGCGCGAACGACGGCGCTTATTCCGCACTGGCCGCTGCCGCCATCACGCGCGCTGCCAACGTGGTCCAGCTCTGCCAGCAAAAGGGCTGCAAGTTGATCATGGAAACGCCGCTGCCGATCAATGTGGCAGGCAGCGCCGCCATTTCCACCGCCGAACTGAACGCACTGCGCAGCATGGAGTTTGCGTTTCTCTCGTATGCATCCCATGACATCCGTGTGCTGGACATGCGCGATCTGCACGATCCGGCCAAGCCCGGCGTGTGGAATGTCCTGTACGGCAACGACGCGCTGCACCCGAACGCTGCGGGCCACACGTTGCAAACGCAGAAGCTGTATGCCGAGTTGTCAGGCATGTAGAGCTGAGGAGAACTTTAAGGATGGGATCGATATCGTCCGGCGCACCGCCGCTTGCTGATTCCGCGCCGCCGGCAGAGGCCACGGCAGCGAATGCAGGCTCTGGTGGCCAGGGCTCGCGATGGGATCACCAGCATCCCCGGCTTACCAGTGTGGGCACCGGGACGCTGAACGCCACCGGCGAAGCGACGGTTTCCTTCACACGGACCTTTGATGCGATGCCCGGCATGAATTGTTGCCTGATCGAGGCACCGGACAACCCACCGGTGATGTTCAAGGTGAAGAGCTGGGTGCAGGACGGCAACGGCAAGTACACCGGCTGCGTCATCAAGGGATATCGCGGGTTGCTGCTCCCGGCGTCGCTGACGTTGGTGACCGCCCTGTCCAGCTTCAACGTGTTTGCCGGCGTCGCTTCTGGCGCTGCATTCACCTACATCGCGGTTCAGCAGTCGTAAGAGTTTTGATTCACCTGCCGCCGAGGATTCGGGCGTAAAACACCGCCGCCGGGTATCAATCGGGCGATATGGAGTAGAGCATGAGCATGGAAGACGTTCTGGATGGCCAGCAGGGTGCCCAAGGCAACGCTGGCGAGGTCGAAGGCCAACAACACGATGCCGGCGTAGTGCACGACGCAGGCAATGCTGAAGAAGGCCACGGCGCGACGACTGCGCAACATTCGGAAGCCGAAAAGCATGTGCCTCTCGCTGCTCTGGAAGCAGAGCGCAAGGGCCGCCAAGACTGGAAAGAAAAGGCAATTCGCTTCGAAGCCGAACTGGAAGTGCTGCGCCGTCAGCAGCAGCCCGGTGGCCAACAGGCGGAGCAACAGCAGCAGCTTGACCCGGTGCAGTACCTGCAGCACCAGGTGCAACAGCAGGCGCTTCATTTCTCCGAGCGCATGGCGCGCAAGGAGTATGGCGCTGAAGCTGTCGATCAAGCGTTCAGCGAGTACCAGGAAATGATCAAGGGAGATCCTGGCCTGCATCAGCGGGTCATGGGCAGCCCGGACCCCTGGGACGCGATGGTCAAGGAGGTGCGCAAGATCAAGTTGTTGGCGGAAGTGGGTTCCGACCCCACCGCCTACCGCGAGAAGCTGCGCGCCGAGCTGCTGGCCGAACTGAATCAGTCCAACGGTGGCCAGGGCGCTCAAGGTGCCGCCCAGGCTGCACCAACCCTGCCGAAGTCGTTGGCCGGCGCGCGCTCCTCCGCGTCGCGCTCCGCGCCGACCTTCACGGGGCCGACACCCTTTGATCAAATTTTGAATACCGGCAAATAAGGAGCCACTACCATGGCAGAAACTACCGCCCGTGCTGGTTTGACCCCGCAGCAGTGGGACGACCAGTTCTTCTCGGAATACATCCGAGCCAATCGCTTCCTCCCCTACATGGGCACCAACGAAAATGCGGTGATCCAGATGAAGGAAGACCTCACCCGCAAGCCGGGCGACCGCGTGACCTTTGCCGCCGTGCGCGCGCTGGGTGGCGGCGTGACCGGCAACACCGTCCTGGAAGGCAACGAAGCTGAGCTGGATGCCCGTTCCATGGCCGTGACCGTGCGTCCCATCCGCAACGCGGTCGTGATGACCGAATGGGATGAGCAGAAGTCCGCGATCGAGATCCGCGATGCTGCCAAGACTGGCCTGAAGAACTGGGCGCAGGAAAAGTGGCGCGAGGACATCATCACCGCGTTCAAGTCCGTTCCGAACACGGCCGGCGTCATGGTCCCCTGGGAGACTGCAACTGCCGCTGAGCGCAACGCCTGGCTGGTGAACAACAGCGACCGCGTGCTCTTCGGCCCTTCGGTCTCCAATGCGTCGTCCGGCGTGGTAGCGACCGCCCTGGCCACCATCAACAACACCACGGGCAAGATGACCGGTGCCACCCTGTCGCTGGCCAAGCGCCGCGCACAGACCGCCCGGCCGCGTATGACTCCGTTCAAGACCCGCAGCGGTGATCAGGAATGGTACGTGGCCTTCCTGAACCCGTATTCGTTCCGCGACTTCTCGCAGGATCCGGCCGTGCAACAGGCAAACCGTGATGCCCGTGTGCGTGGCGTGGAAACGAATCCGCTGTTCACCGGTGGCGAGCTGGTCTGGGACGGCATGATCGTCAAGGAAATCCCCGAAATGGGCCTGCCTTTCGCAGCTGACGCGACCAGCATCGGCCAGGTCGGCGGCATCCTGCAGGGCGCTGGCTCCGGCGGCATCGATGTCGGCTTCAACTTCCTGGTGGGTGCGCAAGCCCTCGGCGCAGCCTGGGCCCGTCGCCTGAAGTCCACCACCGATATGCGTGACTACGATTTCCGTCACGGTGTCGGCGTGCAGGAAATCCGTGGCATCGAAAAGCTGATGTTCGGCAAGGGCCTGAACGACACCTCCAACCTGGTGCAGAACGGTGTGATGACCGTCTTCACCGCAGCCGTCGCCGACGCATAAGGAGCACACAACATGGCAACCATCAACGCAACCAAGGTCAGCTCCGGCGCGCTGACCGCCATGCCCGGTGTGGGCGACGGCCAGTCCGCCAAGGTCGTCGCAAGCCGTTACGACTGGAGCGTGGCTCCGGCCGCCGGCGACATCATCCAGTCGCCGCTGATCCAGGCTGGATCGGTGATCACCGATGTCAAGGTGGTGCACACCGGCCTGGGCACCAGCGGGACATTCGAGGTTGGCTACGGCGACGACACGGACTACTTTGCAGTGTCGTCTGCGCAGGCGACCGGCGGCGTGGTGCGTGACAGCGCCCCCACCGCCATGCCGCTGGTGCTGGCCGCCAATGACAGCATCGATGTGAAGATCAATGCGGCCGGCGCAAACGCCAGCGGCTCGATCGCCATCATCGTCACTTTCCTCCCGCGCAACGCGTAACCACAAGGACGGGCGGCGGCAACGTCGCCCGAGTGAACTCATGAAGATCAAATTCATCGGTGTGCCTGGCGAAGACCACAAGGTCATCAACATGTACGGCCAAGCCTTCCCGCTGGACCAGTTCGTGGACGTGACCAGCGCGTACGCGATCGAGGTGCTGCGCAATCACCCTCACTTTGAAGCCCAGGAAGTCGAAGCCGAAGACGTCAAGTTCAAGGAGAAGGGCAATCCCAAGACCCTGGCCGAGTTCTTGGAACAGACCGTGGCAGACATCAAGCCTGTGCTGTCCAGCCTGACCGACGAGCAGCTGGCTGCTGTGGGCGAAGCCGAGTCTGCCGGCAAGAACCGCACCGGCGTGCTGGAAGCGGTGAAGGCAGAGCAGGACGAGCGCGCGAAGCAGGTGTAAGCCATGTCCATCACGTTGACCGATCTGGCGATCCGGACCCTGCGCAAGATGCAGGTGCTCGGCCAGGATCAGACCCCCAGCCCGGGCGACTTGCAACTGGCCAAAGAGAAAGTCCGAGCGGCGCACGCAATGTTGCGCGTCAAGGGCCTGTTGCGCTGGACCCTGAGCGATATCCCCGACTTCGCCGAAGAGCCCTACGCGATGCTGGCAGCAATGCTGGCGGCATCCGATTTCCAGGTGGCTATTCGTCAGGAGTGGGCGCTTGGCCTGAGCATTATTGAGGAGGGCATCAACATGCCCGCCACTGGCACCACCCCAACGGAGTATTTCTGATGGATATCTCGGTCGCGCTCGATGGTGGCAAGGAACGGAACCTGATTTTCGGTGCTGGTGACCAGGCCACCATCAACCTGAAGGTGTACGCCCATGACGGGGACAGTACGCCGATTGTGGTGACCGAGCTGCAATGGTCTACCGGAGGCCAGGCGCTGTTCCCGGTGGGTTCGCAATTCACTGTTCCCTGCGTGGGACGGACTCCATACCGGATCGTCGGTAAGGTCGCCGGGGTACTCACCACGCTGGTTTATGGCGTGATCGAAGTTCCCTGTGCTTGCGATGTGGCATGGGACTGCTGCTGCATTTTCCCGAAGACGATCACCACCGCAATGGCAACGAATGTCACGGTTTCCGATGCCGGGAGCTACTTCAATGCCGACAACGTGGAAGACGTGCTGCAGATTATTGGCCAGCGGCTTAAGGCCGCAGGAATCTGATGAATATCGCCTGCACCTTCAGCGGCATGCTCAAGACGCCAGAGCGCAAGGATGCGCCGCTGGTGGTGGCCAAGGCCGGCGAGCTGGCGTTCCAGTACTGCGACGATCCTCTGGTCATGCGCGCGCGGATTGAGGCCCTGCAGGCGCAGATTGAGGCATTGCCGGAAGAGCAGCAGCTCGAAATGCCAGTGGAGCACGACTGGCTGCCAGGCATCTACATGCGCACGATTCGCATCGCCAAGGGGACTCTGCTGGTGGGCAAGCGGCACAAGGCCGACTGCATCAACATCGTTGCCGCCGGTGACATCACGGTGGTGACCGAGACCGGCCACAAGCGCATGCAGGCCGGCTACAAGATCGTCTCGCCCGCTGGCCTCAAGAAGGTGGGATATGCCCACGAAGACACTGTTTTTATCAACGTTTTCCGCACTGACCTGACGGACCTCGACGAGATCGAGCGCGAATTGATCGGTGAGGAAATGAAGGAGATCCCACTATGAGCTGGGCTGCCGCTGCTACTGTTGGAGCTGCCGTCGTCGGCAGCGCGATTACCGCCGATGCCTCGCGCAGTGCGGCAAACTCTCAGGCGGATGCTGCGGGCGCTTCGAATGCGACGCAGCGTTACTTCTACGACACCACGCGCAGTGACAACTTGCCGGCGATCCAGCGCGGCAACCTGGCCGGTGACCGCATCGCCTATCTGCTCGGGCTCTCGACCTCTGGCAGTGGCAGCGGCAACACCACGATCAGCAACAACAACCTGATCGATACCAGCGGCGGCACCTGGGCTCCGAATGCCACGCTGTACGCGAATTCGCCGTCCTACAAGGCTGCATACGACCAGTTCATCGCGAATCACCGCAACCAGTTCGGCGTAGACCCGAGCAACGCGGTCGGCTCCGACATCAACAGCGCGGCGGCACAGCTGGCCAACAACGGATTCGACCTGAACGCCTACAACGCCCAGCAGCAGTCGAATGCTGAAGCCGACCCGGCCTATGGCTCGTTCACCAAGAAATTCACGGTGGACGACCTGAACAACGATGTGCCGTATCAGCAGGGCTTCCAGTACGCGCTGAACCAGGGTCAGCTGGGCGTGAACCGTCTTGCGGCCGCGTCGGGCAGCCTGAACTCCGGCTCGACCCTGAAGGCGCTTCAGGACCGCGCGGCCAACGTGGCGAACCAGTACGCGGGCGACGCCTACAACCGCTGGAACAACGACAAGACCACGCAGTACAACATGCTCGCGGGCTTGTCGGGCGCTGGTCAGACGGCATCGAATGCAGTCGCCTCGTCCGGCGCGAATGCCGCGAACGCCATCAGCAACACGCAGACCGGCGTGGGCAACTCGCGCGCGGCCAGCTCCATCGCCGGGGCGAACTCGATGACGGGCGGCCTGAACTCGATCTCGAACTACTACCAGACGCAGAACCTGTTGAGCATGCTGGGCGGCCGGAATGCCGGTACCACGAACAGCATGTATGGATCTCGCGGGGTATTCAGCACTTCTGACTTCACGAATCCGAGCGGAGCCTGACCATGCCCATCGACGCAAATATCCTCTTCCAAGCTGGACGCCCGACAGTGCAGCTTGATGACCCGATGAACAAGCTGGCGCAGCTCGGCCAAGTGCAGGGCTTCCAGAACCAGAACGCGCTGGCGCAGCTGCAGCTCAAGCAGGCGCAACAGCAGGATCAGGACCGCACAGCCATGGCCAACGCCTATCAGGGCGCAGTTGATCCGGCCACCGGCCGCGTGGACTATGCCAAGGTGACCGGCAATCTTGCCGGTGCTGGTGCTGGCGCGGCCATTCCTGCTGTGCAAAAGAGCGCGGCCGAAGCGCAAAAGGCCCAGCTCGAAATGCAGAAGGAAAAGCTGGCCCGAGGACTGCAGCAACTCGAAATCGGCGGCCAGATCATGGCCGGCGTAAAGGACCAGGCGACCTACGACCAAGCCAAGCAGCAGGCCGCGAACATTTTCGGCCAGGACTTCGTGGCGAACTGGGCCCCCAACTATGATCCGGCGACGGTCGAGGCCAACAAGGCCAAGGCGCTCAGCATGAAGGACCAGATGGAGCAGGCGAACAAGCAGCTGGATTACCAGCTCAACGTGCGCAAGCAGACCGAAGTGGAGCGCAACAACCAGGCGCAGAACAAGGTGGCACAGGGTCAGCTGGGCGTCGCTCAAGGGCAACTCGGCGTTGCGCAACAGCGCCTTGCCTACGATCAGTCGCAGCCGAAGGGCGTCTACGACAAGGACAACGGCATCATCGTGGATCCGCGCACCGGCAAGTCCATTGCGGTCACGGATCAGAACGGCCAGCCGGTCCAAGGTGGCGGGAAGCTGACTGAAGATCAGGGCAAGGCTACGGGTTGGCTGATTCAGGCCGAGAACGCTTACAAAAATATTAAGGATGCGGTCAAGTCGAATCCATCGGCCTTGAAACCTGGTGTGAATGATCTGATTGCATCAGTTCCATCATTCGGATTTGGTGAGGTCGTTGCGAATAACTTACGCGGCGCAGATCGTCAACGAGTTCTGCAGGGCACGTCTGCTCTCAGTGAGGCATTGCTTCGCGCCGCTACCGGGGCGGGCGTAAATGAAAGCGAAGCGCGTCAAAAGGTCAACGAATTGACGCCTGTCTCCGGGGATTCAGATGCTGTCATCGCCCAAAAAATGGCCTCCATCCCTCTCTACATTGATTCGCTGAAGGTACGCGCAGGGCCAGGGGCAAAGAAAGCATCTGAAGTATTGAGCAAGCAGCCGGCGGCGGCCGCGCCTTCCGCATCCTCCGATGGCTGGTCCGTCACACAGGTGAAGTGATATGCCGACTTTCCGAATTTCAGCCCCCGACGGCAAGACCTATGAGGTCACCGGCCCGGAAGGCTCCACTGCAGAAGATGCGCTGGCGCGCGTGCGCAGCATGGTGGTGGCCACACCGACTCCTGAAAAGGGCTTTGGCGAGCAGCTGAGCGACGCCATCAAGGACGTGCCGCGCCAGGTTGGGCTTACCGCCCGCTACGGGCTGGAAGGCCTGGGCAATGCCGTGGGCGTGCTGTCGGACCCCATCGGCGCGACCATCAACATGGCCACCGGCTCGAACCTGAAGCGTGCCGGCCAGCTGGCGACGGACATTGCCGACAGCGTGGGGCTGCCGAAGCCGCAGACCGCGCGTGAGCGAGTCGTGGGCGACATCACTACTACCATGGCCACCGGTGGCGGCATGATGGGCGGCGCGAACCGTTTGGCGCAGGCAGCGACCGGCCCGGTGGCGCAGAACGCGCTGGCCACGCTGGGCCAGAATGCAGGCATGCAGACCCTCTCCAATGCTGCGGCCGGCGGCGCTGGCGGCTACGTGCGTGAAACTGGCGGCGATGGCGCGGCGCAGTTTGCCGCGGCGCTGGCCGCCGGTGTTGGCGCACCCATGGCGGCAAACAAGCTCGCGCAGGCTGGCCAGTCGGTCACCAATGCCGTGCGCCGCGCCACTACCCCGCCGCCGGCCGCGAATCAGCAGATCGATGTGCAGATCAGCCAGGCGCTGCAGCAGGGCGGCGTGGACTTCAGCCAGTTGGCACCGGCCGTGCAGAACAGCATCCGCCAGGATGTGGCGGCCGCGACCCAGACCAACGGCATCCTGTCGCCGGACGCGGTGCGCCGCCTGGCCGATTACCGCATGGTCGGCGCTACCCCGACGCGCGGCTCCCTGACGCTGGACCCGGCCACGATCACGCAGGAGCGCAACCTGGCCAAGCTGGGCATCAACAGCAAGGACGCCGCGGCGCAGGAACTCGGCCGCGTGCAGAACGCCAACAACCGGACGCTGATCAACAACCTGAACGACCTGGGCGCGGGCACTCCCGAAAGCCAGTACGACGCCGGCGGCCGCATCCTGCAGGCGCTGGGCAATACTGACCAGGCCGCGCGGGACACCATTGGCGCAGCCTACTCGCGTGCGAGGGACTCGGCCGGCCGCAGTGCGCCGCTGGACCCGTCTGCATTCACGCAGCGCGCCGGCGACCTGCTCAACCAGGCGAACGCTGAAAGCTTCTTGCCTTCTGGCATGCAAGACGTGCTGAACCGGATCGCGCTCGGTCCGGAGTCCAAGGGAGGCATTCCGCTGACCGTGGATGTGGCCGAGCAGTTGAAAACCAATATCGCGCGCATGCAGCGCGGCACCACGGACGGCAACACCCGCCATGCTCTCGGGCTGGTGCGCCAGGCCCTGGAAGAAACCCCGCTGCTGCAGTCCGCCCAGAACGTGGGCCAGGAATCCATCGACGCTTTCAACAACGCCCGCGCGCTGAACCGCAACTATATGCAGCAGGTCGAGGGCACTCCGGCCTTGCAGGCGCTGCGCGACGGCGTGCAGCCGGACAAGTTCGTGCAGAACTTCATCGTTGGACAGGGCGGCAAGACCAATGTGGCCGACCTGAATGCGCTGCGTACCGCCGTGGAGAACGACCCGGGCGCGCTGCAGGCTATCCGCAACCAGATCGCCGCGCACCTCAAGAGCCAGGCGCTGAATGGCGCAGCGGACGAAGTCGGCAACGTCAGTCAATCGGCCTTCAACAAGGCGCTGCGTCAGATCGGGGATGAGAAGCTAGGCATGTTCTTCACGCCGGACGAGGTGGCACAGCTGCGCGCCGTGGGCCGCGTGGCCAGCTATGAGCAGTTCCAGCCGAAGGGATCGGCTGTGAACAACTCCAACACGGCCGCCGCCGGCCTGTCCGCCATTCTGGACCGCATCGCCAACAGCCCGCTGCTCAGCAAGATCCCGTTCGGGAATCAGCTGGCCGGGCCGGTGCAAAACATCTCGGTGGGGATTCAGTCCCGCAACGCACTGAACGTGCCGAATGCGCTCAACCAGCCGCTGCGCAACTCGCCGCGCAACCGCCTGATGCTGTCGCCGGCGGCATTCCTGGGGACGAACGATGAAAAGCAGTGATCACTTCTTACGCGACCACAGCCACGCGTTGATGATCATTGCGACGATGGCACCTGCTTTGATGGGATCAATGCTCATGAAGGGCTCAGGGGGAAAGGTATGAGGCAAATTATCCCCCTGTTCGGCTTGGGCACCAAGAACAAGTCTGTAACGGTTTCTGCGCAGAGCCGCATCAACGTCTATGCGGACGTGACAAGCGACGCGGACAAGTCGAATGTGTGCTTCCTGGGCTGCCCGGGCTTGTCCGCACCGCTGGTTTCCTTCGGGGAAACGCCGGTGCGCGGCATGATCAAGGCTGGCGACTTCTTCTACGTCGTGCACCGTGGGACCATGTGGAAGGTGAACAACGCTGGTGATACGACCCTCTGCGGCGTGATCGCCACCACGGCCGGCCGCGTGGCCATGAGCTACAACGGGCTGCAGGTGAGCGTGGCGGACGGCCAGGGCATGTATGTCTACACCGTGGCGACAGCGGCCTTCACGCAGGTTTCGTCGGCCCTGATGGCCAATCCGATGGATCTGACCTATCAGGACCACTACACCATCGCGGCATTCACCAACAGCGGCATGTTCCAGCTGTCGGCCATCGATGACAGCACCACCTTCGATGCGCTGGACTTCGCCTCTGCCGAGTCCGACCCAGACAACCTGGTGCGCGTGATCTCCGATCATGGTGAGCTGGTGCTCTTCGGCCAGCAAACAACGGAGTTCTGGGGCAACACTGGCGCGCTGGCGTTTCCGTATGCCAATCAGCGCGGTTCTACGCTGGAATTCGGCCTGGCCGCGCCGTGGTCTCTGGTCAAGTACAACGATTCGCTGGCTGGCCTGATGAAGAACAAGATGGGGCAGGTCCAGGTCATGATGCTGGCCGGGCACAACCTGCAGCCGCTGGAAGGGCGCGACAGCAACTTCACGCTGGCCATCAACTCCTACGCCACGGTCTCCGATGCGACGGCCTTCGGCTACATGCTGGGCGGCCATCCCATGCTGCAGATCAACTTCCCGACGGCCGGAAAGAGCTGGCTGTTCGACTCGAAATCCAATTCGTGGAGCGAGCTGCAGTCGGGCCTGTCCGGCGGCCGCCATCGCGCTGAGATCGGCATCGAGTTCCAGAACAAGACCATCGTCTCCGATTACGAGAACGGCAATATCTACGTGCTCGACCAGGATGCATTGACCGACAACGGCATGCAGCGGCCCTATGAGCTGACGGCGCGGCACTTCTTCTCGAACTACAACCGGGTGACCGTCAACAGCCTGAAGCTGGATTTCGAGACCGGCGTGGGATTGGTTGACGGCCAGGGCAGTGACCCGCAGGTGATGCTGCAGATCTCGCGCGACAACGGCCATACCTGGGGCGCAGAGCTGTGGATGCCTCTGGGGAAGATGGGCAAGTACCGCACCGAGGTGATCTGGACGCGCCTGGGCATCGGCCGAGACTTCATCTTCCGCGTGCGCATCACCGATCCCGTGCGGTTCTCGCTGACCGGCGCGGCCATTGATGCAGAGGTGATGCAATGAACATGAACGCGCCTCTGCAGGAATCGCTGTCGCCGCTGTCGCCGGGCTGGTCGAACTGGTTCTCGCAGGCCACCGATGCGGTGCAGGGATGGACGAAGTCCTACACCGCGCAGTCCACCCTGGATTTCCCATCAATCCCGGCCAACTCGCAGCAGCGCCTCAACACCAGCGCCAAGCCGCTGAAGGTAGGCGACATCGTTCATGTCACACCGCTGATCGACATCGCCGGCGTCATCTTCACGGGCATCGTGGCCACGGACGGCGTGCTCACGATCATCGCCAGCAACATCACCGCCGGTGCCATCAATCCACCCTCGACCAGCTTCCGCGTGGTCATCTTGCAGAACTAGGAAAGAATCATGCCAACTGTGAAATTGAGCCCCCTCCTGAACGGTCAGATTGTCGATGAGAACGGCGCGCCGGCCGTCGGCTGGCAGATTTCAAGCTATGTCGCGGGCTCGTCTACGCCGCTCGCCACCTACACCACGGCGGCCGGTGACGTGCAGCATGCCAATCCTGAGCTGCTGGATGCCCTTGGCTATCCGTCCAATGGGCAGATCTGGCTGGAGAGCGGCAAGTCGTACAAGCTGGTCTTGGCTGATGGAAATGGCGTCGTCAAGAAGACGTTCGACAACATTTCCGGCGTCAACGACACCACGATTTCCGTTGGCCAGTGGCAGGCATCAGGCATCACGCCGACCTACATCAGCGCGAATTCCTTCTCGCTGCCCGGTGACCAAACGACCGAGTTCCACCTCGGCCGCCGGGAGCAACTCATCACCGCCACTGGCACGCTGTATGGCCAGATCATCAAGAGCGTCTATAGCGGCGGCCTGACCACTATCACGGTCCTGCTCGACAGCGGCAGCCTGGACAACGGTCTCAGCAGCGTGAATCACAGCATCCTGCGCGCCGACCACACCGGCGAGATCAGCAACCCCAGCGGGAAGAACCGCGTCATCAATGGTGCGTTCAACGTCAACGAGCGCGGCTATATCTCGGGCACCGTGCAGGCCAGCGGCAGCTACGCCGTGGACCGCTGGAAATCCTCCAGCGCCAACTCCTCTATGACCTTTACCACGGCACCGCAGGGCCAGATGGTCACACTGGTGGGCAGCTATCAGCAGCGCATTGAGCGCGCCAACATGGAGGCCGGCAGCTACATGGTTTCGTGGCAGGGCAGCGCGCAGTGCCGCATCTACCGCGTGGGCGACACGCCGCCGGCCTATTCGGTCTCGCCCATTGTGTTCGTGAGCGATGGCACCACTGACGTCATGATCGAGTTCAACGCGGGCACGCTCTGGAAGGTCCAGGTTGAACTGGGCGGTTCGATCACCCCGTTCGAGTTCCGCCACAACAGCCAAGAGCGCTGGCTCTGCGCCTGGTTCTATGAGCGCCAGCTCTTCACCGCAACGATCTTCTCGACAGGTCAGGCCACTTCCTCAAGCAGCGCCAGCGGAAGCATCCCATTCAAGCGCCGCAAACGTTCAGGCGGTTTCAGCGCAGTTTTCAGCGGGAGCCCTGTTGCTTTGACCGCGAATGGTGCCGCCGCGCCCGGTACCGTGCTCATGGTGTCAGCCACTGAAGATATGGCTGTCTGGCAGTTCTCTGGCAGCGGCCTCGTGGCTGGCAACGCATGCAGCCTGAACGGTACCGGCGTCCAGCTCGTCGCAGATTTCGATTTCTAAGGAGCCATCATGCCGGATGCAGAACACCCCTATGCGCTTCTCAAGGACCCGAATGCCGTGCTCTGGTATCAGGAGGGCGTTGGAATCTGGTTCATCTCCAACAGCAGCTACATGTGGCAGTGGTATTTGGACTGGCTAGAGCTGGGCAACACGCCGCTACCGGCCATTTTCTGAGGTGACGCATGGCCGATGAACAAGAGATGATCGTACGTATGACCAGGATGGAAACCATGATGGAGGGGTTTCGTGAAGGTCAGGCCGACATGAAGGACATGCTGCGGCAGTTCCTGATGACGCAGGAAATCGTTACGCGGCACGGCGAGGCGATCAAGTCGCTGCTCGAAAGTGATCAGCGCATGGTGCTCCGCATGGACTCGCACTCCGCTTGGCAGAGCCAGCACGAAGAGGCGACCGAGAAGGCGATGGACAAGATCGATCTGAAGTTCGACACGAAGATTGATGAAGTCTGGAAGAGCCAGCGGGCCGGGTTCACGGAAATCGCCACTTTTCAGAACCGGCTGCGCGGCGGCATGGTGGTGGTATATGCCCTGCTGGGGATTATCGGAAGCGCAGGAATGCTCGGCGGCACCTGGCTGATCAACACCGTGAACAAGGCCGAGCAAATCAACTTGGTGCAGGCTCAGGAGCTGTCCGAGCTGCGCCGCATGGTGACCAAGGAGGGAAGATGAATTTCGACCAAGCATTCGATGCCCTGATTGGCCATGAGGGCGGCTACAGCAACAATCCGGCCGACACCGGCGGCGAGACCATGTGGGGCGTCACAGTAACCGTGGCGCGTGCCAGCGGCTACACCGGCCCGATGAAGGATCTGCCGCGCGACGCGGCCAAGGCCATCTACCGCGCGCAGTACTGGGACGCCATCCGCGCCGACCAGCTTCCCGATCAGGTCCGCTTCGATATCTTCGACGCCGCGGTCAATTCAGGCGTGAAGCAGGCCGTCAAGTGGCTGCAGCGCGTGGTGGGCGTGAGCGAGGACGGAATCATCGGCCCGGCCACGCTGGGCGCGGCTTCTGCGGTGGGCGAGAGCATTGGAAGCCGCTACAGCGGTGTGCGCCTGAAGTTCATGACCGACCTGCCGACCTGGCCGACCTTTGGCCGTGGCTGGGCCCGGCGGATCGCATCCAACCTGACGAGAGAGGTGGCTTGATGGACTGGAAATCACTGATCGCAACCGTGGCCCCCTGGATTGGCACTGCCTTGGGTGGCCCGCTGGGCGGCATGGCCGTGACAGCCGCGGCGGATGCCCTGGGCCTTTCCGAAAAGACGGAGACCGCTCTCAAGACAGCACTGAGCGGCGCGTCCCCCGCAGACCTGCTGGCCATCAAGCAAGCCGACCAGGCTTTCCAGGCCAAGATGCAAGAGCTGGGATTCCAGAACATCAAGGACATGGAGAGCATCGCCGCTGCGGATCGAGACAGCGCGCGCAATCGCGAGATCAAGACCGGTGACAGTGCAACGCCGCGCGTGCTGGCCGGGATCGTCACGGTGGGGTTCTTCGGCATGCTGGCGCTGCTGTTGTTCAATGGCTTGCCGCCGGCAGCCAACGAGGCCGCGCTCCTGATGCTGGGCGGCCTGAACAGCGCATTTGCCCTGGTGCTGGGCTACTACTTTGGCTCGACGGCCGGCAGCCTGGCAAAGTCGAAGCTGCTGGCGCAGGCTGCTCCGCCTGAACAGAAATAAAAAGCGGCTCTACCGATTGGTGAGCCGCTTTTATGTTCCCGAAAAACTGTTTTCAAGTTCCCGGAAAATTCAGTAGAAGGTCTGAAAGCCTTGTG